GATATCCACTCCCTCAATTGTTTCTGGTATGCTATTGTTCACCATTGGAAACGCCACGGTGAAAACGGTATATAAGAAGAGTACGAGTAAGTGTACAAGATGCATGTTTATTATTATATTTTTTGAAAATTTTGAGAGAGTTGAGTAAAAGTACGGATTGAGTGTTGTCTCTCACTCGTGAAAAAAATGAAAAATAAATTTTAATTTATGGTAATGGAAAACTATTACAGTGACGCTAGGGTACTATTAGCTCTAGAAAAAACGGGGAAGAGTTAATGGACATTTTAACTTTTATAAAAGAAATTAATTTTGAAGTAAACTAAGACCCTAAATAAAACTAGTTCAAAAATCCTAATTAAAAGATTTTTAATGTTTATTTTAAGCATTAAAAATTCAAGTATACAATATGAACACTTTTCCACCACAATTTAAAAATGAAATTTTTTCGAAATAAAAATTTAATAATAAACATGACGATTACCACAATTGAATCAAGAAATGAACTATTAGACTCTTTGAGTTATATTCGACTTAAAGACTCATACATGCGTCCAGACGAGCAGTCACCCCAAGAACGTTTTGCCTTTGTCGCGAAAAGTTTTTGCAATGGTGATTTGGAACTTGGACAACGACTTTATGACTACATCTCTCAACACTGGTTGAGTCCAAGCTCTCCACAACTTTCTTTTGGAAAAACAAAACAAGGGTTGCCGATAGCTTGTTTCCTGCCTTATTTACCGGATACGACTCGTGGCCTAATTGACACCTGGGCAGAGGTAAGTCAACTAAGTGTAATAGGAGGAGGTATAGGGTTGGGTGTTGGCATAAGGCAACCAGATGACAAGTCTGTTGGGATTATACCACATTTACGCACCTATGATGCTAGTTGTACCGCTTTCAAACAAGGTCAAACTAGACGTGGAAGCTATGCTGCTTATTTGGATGTTGACCACCCTGAAATTATAAGCTTTCTAAACACCAGACGTGTCAGTGGAGTTGGAGGTGACTACAACTATAAACTAATGAATATTCACAACGGGGTTAACTTGACCGATAATTTTATGAAGAAGGTATGGTTTGTTTCAACCATTTCTCCAATTTTAAAATCTACTAAAAATAATGGAGAAAAACAGGCTTTGTTGGGTAAAGCAATCAACGACTTTAAAAATTCTATACACTCCTTTGAATTTTTGGATAATTTAACCTTAGAAAACGCTCAAGAGAAGATTAATGTAATGGATAAATTTGACCTTGTTGATCCCCACAATAAAAAGGTTAAAGAGACCAGATCTGCTATAGAATTGTGGGAAAGAATACTTGTAACTCGTGCGGAGACAGGCGAACCATACTTACATTTTATAGACGCTTCTAATCGTAAGCTTCCAGAGTGCCAGAAAAAATTGGGGTTATCCATCAAACAGTCGAATCTTTGTGTGGTTGGAGAGACTTTAATTTTAACAGATTGTGGGGAGTTTCCAATCAAAAGTTTGGTCAATCGAACCATTATGGTGTGGAATGGAGACGAATGGTCCGATGTTACCATCGTACAAACTGGCACCAATCAAGAGCTTGTTAGGGTCGACTTTAGCAATGGAACGTTTATTGTGTGTACTCCATACCATCGATTTTTAATTTTAGATAAAAATAAACCATACAAAGAAATGAAACGTGAATATGCTTTTAATTTACCATTAAATTTCCCGGTTTTATACGTTCGTAAAAATTTAAGCTGTGCGATGGTTAAGGTTACAGGTGTCACCAAGCTTGACCGTAGAGCCGATACTTATTGCTTCACTGAACCATACAACAACGCAGGTGTTTTTAATGGAATTCTTCTTGGGAATTGCAGCGAAATTTTACTGCCTACAGACGAGCATAGAACAGCGGTGTGCTGTCTGGCTTCACTTAACCTCAACTACTACGACAAATGGTGCAACAACGAACAATTTTATTTGGATGTAGCGACTTATCTAGACAATGTACTACAATATTTTATAGATAATGCACCACATACACTCAAAAGAGCTATATTTTCAGCAGAATCCGAAAGGGCGATAGGAATCGGGGCTTTAGGGTTCCATTCTTACCTTCAATCTAAAATGATTGCAATCGAAAGTATGGAAGCATATAACCTTAATAATAAAATTTTCAAAACAATTTCTACCAACCTTAAAAGGGTCAATTTTATCCTTGGAGCATTGAGAGGAGAAGCGCCGGACTGTAAGGGGACAGGACAAAGATTTAGTCACATGATGGCTATTGCACCAAACGCAACATCATCTATTATAATGGGTAATACTAGCCCTAGTTGCGAACCTTTCAGAGCCAACGTATACAAACAAGATACTCTTTCAGGGTCTCACATAACCTACAACAAGCATCTCAAAAAGTGGTTGGAAGAAAAGATAAAAGATCCATTAAAACTGAAGGAAATTTTTAGTAGTATAAAAATGCGGGATGGATCCGTCCAACATCTTGAGGTTCTTAATGACCACGAAAAGAAAGTTTTCAAGACGTGGCCTGAAATAAACCAAATGGTGTTAATTAGGCTGGCCGCAGCTAGACAAAGGTATATAGATCAATCACAATCTTTAAGCTTGTTTTTCAACCCTAACGCAAAAAAGAGTTATGTTCACAGCATTCATCTTGAAGCTTGGCTATCTGGTATATTGACCCTGTACTACCATCGTTCTGCAAAAATTCTAACGGTGGATAAAGTAAACCATAACTTTAACAAGATAGTTGAGGAGGAAGAAAAGGAACCAGAAACGTGTACCTTTTGTGAAGGTTAATTTGACTTTGTTTTTTGATTTAAAAGCATTAAAAAATAAAAATGAAATTTTAATAATAAAAAATTTATATAATAAATATGGATAACTTTGAGCTTACGGATTGTATTTATGAAAGTATCAAAGATACGTTTTATTATGGTCTCTTTGGAGACTTTAAACTTGTCATAGACAAGGCTACCGGGTACTTTAACGCAACAAAGTTGTGTATCGAAGGTGGAAAAGAGTATAGAATTTGGAGTCGTTCGGAAAGATCTAAAAAATTATTTCAATATTATGAAAAGCTGACCGTACAATTGTACGGTCAGCTTTCCTACGAAGTTAAGCTTCAAAATAACAATCTAGCGAATAAACAGATCACAGGTACGTATGTACCAAAAGAATTAATCTTAGATATCGCTTCATGGATATCGGTCGAGTTCTACGGTAAGTGCAATACGGTTGTAATCAACTACTTTGTCAAAGAATTTAAAAATATGGATAAGAATAAGCTTAAAAATAAAATAAAAGAGGTTGAAAAACAAATGGAAAAGTTAACCTTAAAACATGAAGAAGAAATTAAATCCAAAGACGACAAGATTGACCATTTAATAAATGCTGTAGAAAGAATGGAACAAGAAAGAGAAAAAGATAGACAATATATGCGATCTTTAGGTATCTCTCTAGAAGAAGTCAAAGATCAGAACGAAGAGCTACTAGACAACAACAAAGGACTCAAGAAGGAGGTAAAGAAAGTTCAATGAAAGTTGGGGATAGCAGTCGAAGATAGAGCACCTCTCCCAGACGACAAGTCTAAGCACGAACGATTCCTTCTTTTGAAGACCAACGACCAAGAGTATTGGCCTTATTACACTATTAGAGCCCAAGATTGTACAGCAAAGCGTTCTCTTAGAGCCAAAAAATCGATATTTCCAAGACTTGAGGTTCTTTTGGACCTCAAGTGCAATCCTAATTCTAAAACTCTTTACGTCAGAGCAAAGGAGGACTTAAAGGAGAAACAAGTTACATTCAAAGGAAACAATTTAGACTTGGAAAACAGCTCTATCGACGAAGAAGAATTAATTGAAGCTATGAAGACCATTAACGACGCTAAAAGAAATATCTAAATTTTTTAATGCTTTTAAAAAAGCATTAAAAAATAAAAAATGAAATTTTTAGGTTAAATTAAAGGTAAAATAAAGAATAATGGGAATTAAAAATATGAGCCAATTTTTAAAAAAACACGAGGTTTATGAAACCTTAAATATATCTTCTTTGAGATATGTTAAAATAGGTGTAGATACACCTATGTTCATGTACAAATTTAAAAGTATGTATCCAGAGTCGAAGGAGTGGTTAGGGTGCTTTATAACCTTTATTACCTTTTTAAGAAAGTGGGATATCCATCCGATTTTCGTTTTCGAAGGTAAAGCTCCACCAGAAAAAGCACCAACACAAATCTTGAGACGCGAACAGAAACAAAAAATTGTGGACAAAACGAACCTCTTACAAGAAAGTTTAGACGCATTTGTCCAAAAAGGAGAAACCAACCCTATTTTATTTGAGACGATGACCAAATTAAAAGAAAAGAAACAAAAGAGTCTCTTAAGTTCAAAAGCTACCATAATTAAAAATTTTATTAACGTCGAAGAGATTCAGGACGAAATCAACCGTAGAAGAAAGTATGAATTTTCAATTACTGAAGAAGATACGAATTTGGTTAAAGAGCTCCTTGAACTCTTAAAAATTAATTTTATTCAAAGCAAAGATGAGGCGGAAACAGAATGTGTACACCTCTTTTATAATGGTTACGTCGACTACATAATATCGGAAGATACGGATGTGCTCGCATACCATCATCCTACCACTTTAAATTTAAAGGTTATAACAACTTTTAATACAAATGATCTAACATTTGTTCAAGTATCGAAGGAAAGGCTTTTGGACACCTTAAATCTGACATCTAAATCTTTTAGGGACTTTTGCATCATGTGTGGAACCGACTACAACAAGAACATTTTTCGGATTGGAATTGAAAAATCTTACAAGTTTATATTAGAGCATTACACCATTGATAATGTACCTCTCGATACAAGTGTTTTGAACCACATTCGAATACGATCGTTGTTTGAGGTTACACCCGGCTACACCACATCTATTAAAAATGTATGGTGCGATGTACCAAACGAAACGTTAATAGATAAACTTGCAATGTTTATCTTTACAAACTCCATTAAATCTGTTGATGTTAACAACACTTTTAAAGCTTTAACCGAACCTAATTTTACACTCGAAATTGAATAAAAACGTTTGTTTTTAATGCTTACAAAAAGCATTAAAAACTTATAAATAACAACTGCTAATTTTAAACAACTAATAAAGATGTATCTAATAATACATGAAACAAGCATTACCGCTCTTAAAAATATTTTAAAGGCTAATCAACTCCTTAAAAGTTCTAAAATAAAAGAATTGGGTCTAAGCACCTTCCAGGGGAGTAAAAATCGTCGGTTGGCAGACGACCCCAAAGTTTCTCTTGTAGATCGTGATTTTAGTCAAAAGTACGATGAAGTAGACGGTGTATACTTTAGACTGCTCACGGTTGATACACCTATAAAACTAAACTATGGGGGAGAATGTGTACTGGTGTTTTCTAAAGATATTTTAATGGATAAAACTAACTTTGTCATAAACACAGAGGAAAATTTTGGGTTCTGTATAGCCGAGGATGGAATAGTCGCAGAATCTCAGTTTTCGGGAGAGGAGGGTATGAGTATAACTAACCTTAAAAATTTCGGCTTGTTAAAAGGTTATCATTTTAACCATTACTCTTCTGAAATATTAATTAATGATAATATTGACCTTAAATATTTAAAGACGGTTTTTGTTCTGAAACATTTATTAAACGAAAAATTAATGGATGAATGCAGCAATAAAAATATCTCTCTTTACGCTTTATAAAACTAGTTTCAAAAATCCACTTTTTCATGAAAAAGTGGATTTTTTTCCAAGGGTAGTACTAGGGAAAATATTCGTTTTTCATTTTAATGGTGAAATAAATCATTAAAATGAAAAAGTGGATTAATCCACTTTTTGTGTTTTAAAGGTCGACCGAGCCATATTTTTAGAAAACTTTTTGAAAAATTTAAAAATTGAATTTCTTTTTATAAAAAAATCTTAATTAAATAATGGATAACTTAAGCTTAGATGAAATATTTTATATTACAAGATTTTTAGGCCTTAAAAATACTTTTAATTTTATTAAAAGTATAAGGTTGGATCAAAGCTACAACATTCCAAAGTCTATACTCGTAAAAAATAAAAAATTAATGGTGATTGAGAACATTTACAACGAATACTTTTCCTGTGATAAATTAGTGGAGTTAAAGGAGCTTTTAGAATTTTTTTATAAAGACATAGATTTGGAAGATTTAATATGTTTTATGGCTAACGTGTACCCTAACAATCCAAGACTGAGAGATACGATTCTTTTTGACCTTTTAAAATTGTACGAAGACCAAGTGGTTGATGGGAGTTTGTTAAAAGCTCATTTTAAATTCGACAAAAAAGATCTCTGTAATAAATGAGGTTTAAAGACTTCTTGGAATTGTTAAAATTAAGACTGAAAAAGGCCAGTCATTACACGGTAGGACCGAGTATATCTATTAAGATTGGATATAACCCTAGTATAAATATTTCAAATGCGTTGGTTGATTTAAACCACAAATCTGAAAAGAGGTTTATTGTATTTCCAATTAAAATTTATGGTGAAAAGCTACGTCATTTAAATATCGTTCTTCTGGATAATAAAACAAAAATTATAGAGAGGTTTGAACCATTCAACGATTATATTAATTTTAAACAAATTAATGATTTATTGGAACCATTTTTGTACAAGTTGATGGAAAAGAAAAAAATTTACTTTTTAAAGTACCAAAACACTTTAAATACCGAAACTGTTTTAACCGATAAAAATTGTGGTTATTATTGTATAGAATATGCTTATCATAAAATTGTTTTTTAATGCTTCTTAAAAGCATTAAAAACCTACATACAAGTCATTGTTTTAAATACTGGATGAAATCTACATTGTCCAGAACAACAGTCTTGATCTTGTACACAAATAGTTGAAGAGAACTGGCAACCAGCACATTGATAGTTGCTATTGCATTGTTCTCGATAACCACAATGGTGGTGTTGGTAGCAGTACTGACCTTTTTTGTAGACTGGTGATGGTAACGTGGTTGTAGTGGTTGTAGTTGTAAATAAATTCTTACATATCCCACTACCATTAACAGTGTTTCGCGGTAAATAGCAGAAACCACTGCAACATTCTTCGTCGTCGAACGGTAAAGAACAGATTTCACCGTCTTTTTTGCATATTTCGCACTTTCCAAGTCGGAGACTACACCCAAATCCCTGTGGACAATCTGATTCAACACGGCAACTCTCTGGTAGACATATGCTTGCATTCTTGTATGCGTTATCGTGCATTTTTTGGCATACGAAACCTTTACAGCAAGGAGAATATATTTCCCCGCATAATGTTCCAGGTTTACCACACCATTGGCATGTATTGTCTATACACGACATCCACGGTAGACAACCAGAATCAGAATCGCATGTTTTTCCATTATACCGTGCCGTAGTCAGACTATTGACTAATAGTACCTGCACAACTAGTAAAATATCGTACCTCATTTTATTATATCTAGTTTTGAGGGTTAAAAGAGGAGTGAGTATAGAACAGTTTTTGTCATTGTTTCTCTTGTACAGTCGAATCACTAAAAAAATATTAAATATTCGTTGATGGAGTGGATATAGTATACCTGAGGAAAAGCATAAAAAAATCGAAAAATTAAAAGGATAAAAGGTGGTTTTTAACCTCCTATTAACATATATAAAAGGCTATATGAAAAATTGGTTATAATAAACAATGGGATCTGCTGTTTCAAAAAATATAACAAAGGCTGCTACGGAAGCTATAGCCAAAGTTTCAAATGATATAGTATCAACGACTAAGCTCACAACCGACCAAACACAAATCATTAGTGTAACGGACGTGGATGGAGATGTTGTAATTTCTGGCAATACTTTCACTCAGAAAGCCAATATAAACATGAAATCTTTAATGAATACACTTGTACAAGAGGATGTACAACAAAATTTAACCATGGAGATTGCTCAGGCTTGTAAGAGTATAGTTAGTGGTTTAAACATCTTTCAATTTCCCAACGCCCAAAATGAAATTAATTTATTTTTAAAGGCTAGCGCCGAGCTTATGAATACCATTAGCCAGTCTTGTGCTTCAAGTATATCCGAAAACCAAGTCATTAGTGTGTCTAGGGTCAAAGGTAACATTTATATTACCAATAATTTAATGCAAGAATTTGCAGACATCTTTGGGTCTTGCGTACAAAATGCCGTTTCCAAAAACACTGTTTATCAGAAATTACAGGAAAAAATAGACCAAAGTGCGACTGCAAAAGCCGAAGGACTAGATTTATGGCAAATTATTATAATTGTTGCTCTCGTGTTGGGTATACCTTTTGTTTCTGTAATTGGAGGAGTGGCAGTCGTAGGACGATATTTATTTCCTCTGAGTATACTCGCCGGCGCTGGATGTTTAGTAGCTTACTATACATGGATCGAAGAAACCGTCTATTCTCACGCCTTTTCAACCTTAATTAGAAATCTACCAGATTGCAATGCCGTACCGTTAACTGGAACAGTTAACTCTTTCAATACTAGTAGCGCTGCCGCCCAAGCATGCGCCAACAATAGAAACTGTGTGGCTTTTGACTGGCAAGGAAACACCATCGACCAACTAGGTAATCATACTTCCTTTAGTCCACCCCAAACAACTTTCTATAGTAGCATAAGTAGAGGGTGTGAAAAAGCCATTACAAGCTCACCGGATCACTCAAAACTATTTCGAACCCCAATCTTTATTAAAGGTACCGGCCCGCCAACAAAATCGGAAGGTGACGTGTACCTGGATGTGGCGACCACAGATTATTATTTTTTCGATCAATCACTTCGAATGTGGATGAAGCAAGGTTCTTTTGCCCATTCCAATTTTACGGCCGCAAATACAATCAATTGGGGTACAACTCAACCTAGTCCAACAACTCAAGGTATTGCTGGTAGTATATATGTTTACTACTCTCCAGCCGACCCTGTGTATTTTCACGTTTATGTGAAAAATCCAGATGGGTGGAAGCTTTACACCCCACCATTAAAAGGACCTGGTCTTATTCCAGACACTCCAGCCAATATTAATGTATCTGGGTTTACAACCATCAAATACAGACAGTGGTTGCTGTACCTTGGTGGGGCCTTACTAGTTGTGGGTGTTTTAGGGTCGGTTGTGTCCTTTGTTTCGAAAAAACCTACGAGTTCTCCACAACAAAGTGTTTCATTGTCATAAAAACATATAAAATAAATGGTTAATTTGTGCCAATACAAAGATATTTTGGGTAAACCAAACGAAGGTTTAAGAAAGTCATATCGAGCATTTGATATAAGTTTGGTTGACTTAGTCCCTGCAATCTTACTGGGGTTATTACTAGCTTCAATATTTAAAATTTCCAAACTTAATGGTGTTTTAATATCTTTAATTTTAGGAATAATTTTCCATAGACTTTTTTGCGTTGAAACGACCATAGATAAATTACTTTTTAAATAATGAATTTTTAATGCTTCAAATAAGCATTAAAAAAGAATTTTTTTAAGATTTTTGCAAGAGTTTAACGTTAGGTCTAAGTTTACCTAAAATAAATTGAAGTAACGGAAGCTTATCGGTTCGACCTTTCTTAACGTTGAGGTCGTCAAAGACCTTCTTTTTGGATATACAAGTTGTGGACGAATCCAGCTTTAGGATGTATTCTTCTAGTTTTGCTTTAAAGTCGTCTTGAGAGTTGGCTTGGATGGTCGTTAACGTAGTCGTACCATCCTCTTCCGTAGTCGAAAGTTTGGCTTCTTGTATAGTTGGAGGGAGAGGCTTTGGTTCTGGGACAAAAGGTCTTAGATTGTGAGAGTCGAACCCAGATATAAATTCGGCTAGTTTAGCGTTGACTTCATCCACTTCGTCGTTGTAATGTTCGCAGATATATTGAACGATGTAAGTCATATGAGAGAGGTTTAGGACATACATCTCCTTGTTCTTCTTGTCTCTGAACCTACCCAAGACGTCCTTCAACCGACTCTCTACTTGCCGGTAATCGGCCACAAAGTACCACTCGTAGAAATACCACTCGTCTCCCTTAGCTGACCGACTGTTGTAAGTCGAAAGACGACTCCTAAGTAGAGCTTCTCTCTCTACTCCTCCGGGTTTAGAACGATTTTGTCTAGCATAGTTCTGTGATGTAGAGATGTATACTACTTGAAGTCTCTCTCGTTTAGTGTCATCTATCAATAAATCTTTCAGTAGCAGGACGTGGTTGTCTCTATCCTTCAACTCTTTATTTTTAGCTTCAAGTTGAGCCTTAAATTGGGTCTCTTTAAATTTATGAGTGTATGCACCATAGAGTTGAACAAGTTCTTCGAGCAGAAGGTAATAATCTTGAATTGATTCTCTCCGTGGAGTGTTTAACCTCATAACAGCCTTTTTAAAGTTTTTGGTATCCATTATAAGCCATTTTTTTCGCGGTTTGTCCACAGGTCTCATTTGACCTATTTCGTCTAGTATTTCAGGAAATTCTCGAATTAATGGATGTTGATAAGCTATATATTCATATTCAATATTATTTCTATTTAATAGATTAATAAAGGCTTGTTTATGTAGTTCTTTAGGCCCCGAATAACCTAACCATTCCAATAATGATATATATATATATATATCGGTTTTTAGTTATATTGGCCCATAACACATCAAATGTTAAATCGACTGCAATCTCAAAATTAATCTCTTTTATAAAAGTTAAAATGTCCATTAACTCTCCATCGCTCTTTTCTAGAGCTAATAGTACCCTGGTATCACTATAATAGTTTTCCATATCTCTATTTTTCTTTGAATTAAGGTTGACGCAATCATTTTTCTGTAAATTTTGACTTAAATTTATTTTTAATAGTTCTAAGAACTATTAAAAATATTTTCCTTGGATTTTGACTTATCCCAACCCAAATATATCTTTAAAATTGTTAACTATACCTATAATTGTTGTTGTTAAGAAAACTACCTGTTGGATGGCTAAAGGATACTGTTTTTGCTTTCCAAAATAGAAAATACAAATAATGTTTGAAACAAACCATAAAAGCCATCCTTGAGAGATGGCATAAGAGATGCAAAATGCACCCACAACAGATAGTATGAAGATGGTTGTTTCTATCCAAAAATTTAAAGTTTTAAAAAGGGGTTGTTTTTTAGGTTCGTTGTAGTCCATTTGTTGGTCTGTAACATTTAATGGTTCAATAACATCCATATTAACTTTAGTACTCATATCTTTATTAGTCCTTTATTTAACCTAAAAAAATCATTTTTTTAAAATTAAGAATTGAAGTACCTTCGGGGGTGAAAGAACGACAGACTTCTCAAATTTCTTCCATGTATTCTCCAACTAATAAATGAATGAAATCAGAATAAATGATCCATTACACCATCATTTGGCTAAAAAAAGACCTGTTCACATAATAGATGGTATACACCATGAAGAACATGAGGCTTTCTTAAAACAAAAATCTCCAGATTTTGTACTGCCGCCGCTCAATACACATATAAATTTTCTGAAATACTCTCAGTCGTACTCTAATCAAGATCATTTGGACCTTCATTTGACCTATCAAACTAGCACCGTGGAAAAGACTAGAGAAATTCCAGAAGTGTACGATTGGAGGTATACGTATCCAATAGATGACAAGGCGACCATAACTAAAAAAAAATATATTATGCCTCCAGACAACCAATATCTATGTGGTTCTTGTTGGGCTATATCAACTGCAAGTGTTATAGGTGATGTGTTTGTTGTTGCCGGTTTGGTCGATTGGCGCCCTGAAATATCCACTACATGGGCTCTGGCTTGTTATCCACAGGGTCGTTGCGATGGTGGTAATCCGGCATTGTTGTTACAAGATATTGCTCGTGGTTCGGGAATACCATCTAAGCATTGTTTAGACTATTCTTTTTGCGCCAAAAACGAAAAGTGTAACGGTGCAGCCGCAAGACACTTTGAAGCGCAAAATTTATCATCGTTAATACCACAAGAATGTGGTTGTTATTATGGAGATGTTGATCATTATAATTACCTAATAAACAGAGATATTAAAACTTTGGCTATAGGGCAAGGAGCAACTACAGAAGAAAATTTACACACGGCAATTAAAAAACATATACTACTTAATGGTCCAGTGCTAACAGGATATTTTGTTATGCAAAATTTTGGTTCTGGATACTTTACAAAAATCAATGGTGGAGTGTATTTGGATAGAGCAAATTATGTTCCCGGAGCACCATTAACATTCAGTGATAGTAATAGTAGTGGATCGGCATATCGAGGTTCGCACGCTGTTGCTATTATTGGTTGGGGTATGGCTAAAAACATCCTTTACGATAACAATAAACGTGGGGATGTACCATACTGGTATTGTAGAAATTCGTGGGGACCTAAATGGGGTGGAGACAGTGGTTACTTTAAGATGGCAATGTACCCTTATAATAAAGTTGCGCAGTTTGGGAAAATTGTCACTATTGTGGATAATAAAGGTCAAAGACACCAATGCGGAGGTATAATAACTTTTACGGTTAGTAAACCACCGGAAAGAAAAAAATTTAAAAGTTTGAGTATGAAACCACCACAACTATTACAAAACGAAGACTATTACAAAACAGCCGAAAAGGGTTATAAACCTACCGTAAATCCTATCCCTAAACCAGGAACTGGAAATGGTCCATTATCACTATTGAGTTATTATTCTTTTGAAGACGTACTGTTGTACTTGATTCTACCAGCATTTGTTATTTTTTTCATTATAATGATTTATAAAACCATAAATGTAAAGTAATGAATTTTTAAAGTCTTTTGAGACTTTAAAAATTAATAGTTCAAAGTTAAGGTTGCCATACCTTCAATTTTTTTATCACATGTTAATAAAATTTTAGTTTTTGCATCAACTTTTAATGGTGTATTGAAATCTTCCATTATAATTTCCTCACTTGCTTCTTTGTCAAAAGAATACAACTGTTTCATACCCTCTTTTTCAAAAATTAAAAGTTCAAAGCGCCTATTATGCGTTGCATTACTTTTATTGACGACCAAATAAAGCGATGAAATATACGAGTCTTGTGGTAAAATTAAACCAGGAAAAAAAAACGTTGTTTTTTTAATTTCACGATCAAAATGACCTTTAGAATTTAAAGAAAAATTATTCGAAGAATGATTGGGTCCAACCACTTTTTTATCTGAATTTTTAACCCGAAAAATCTCCAGGTCAACATCCATCTTCCTCTTAATCTCAACGACATCATTAACACAACCGATGAGCATAGGTACCCAATCCTTGGTTTCTTCTATCCTTTCCATATCGTTTTTAGCCAACTCATTGACTACAAAGTCTGTTTCGTCCACAACTTTCTTCAGATCATCGTATTTCTTTTTTAGGTCTGAGGTATCCACAATCTCCATCATCTTCTTAATCTCATCGACATCATTAACACAACCGATGAGCATAGGTACCCAATCCTTGGTTTCTTCTATCCTTTCCATATCGTTTTTAGCCAACTCATTGACTACAAAGTCTGTTTCGTCCACAACTTTCTTCAGATCTTCGTATTTCTTTTGTAGGTCTGAGGTATCCACACTCTCCATCTTCTTCTTAAGCTCGGCGACATCATTAACACATCCCGCGAGAGCGGGTACCCATTCCTTGGTTTCTTTTATCCTTTCCATGTCGTTTTTAGCCAACTCTTTGACTACAAAGTCTGTTTCATCCACAACTTTCTTCAGATCTTCGTATTTCTTTTGTAGGTTTGAAGTGCCCACACTCTCCATCTTTTTCTTAAACTCAGTAACATCATTAACACAGCCGTGGAATTTTTGTAACTCGGCAAGGTTAATTTCTTCCATAGTTTTTAACTTTTTATTAATGTTATTAATTTGTGACTGCACAAATCTTCTGTTTCTAAGTTGTTCTGCGCCAAGTTTTTTAATTTCAGAATCGAATTTATTTTTTATATTGTCAATGGTTTCTTCGAACCCTTCGATATTTTTAGTTAAAAATTGTAGGTCTTCTTCTACCTTTTCAATGTCTTGAACTTTATCGACGAGTTGTTTGACTAATTTATCCAAATAAGACGTTTTGGTAGATATTTCATCGAAAAAGTGATTTAATGTTGTAATATCGGACTCGTACGCTGAAATTTTGGTCAAATCGACAGAAAGTCTCTTGATTGAATTTCCTAAATTTTTAGTTTTTTGAACGATAGAGTCATTAAGATTGGTAATATCCGACTTGCACACGTCGATTTCAGAAATTTTCTTCGTCTTCTCTTTCAAATCTGAGATATCCGACTTGCACACGTCGATTTCAGAAATTTTCTTCGTCTTCTCTTTCAAATCTGAGATATCC